GGTAACGCGCGACCCCGAACGAACGCTAGCGTCAGAATTTTGACAATAATTGAGGGAGCGTCAAAAAAATGACAGTAAAAGAGGCCAAAAGACCAGTCGGTCGGCCAAAGATCGAAGATGCAGATTACAACGCCGCACGCGCCAGAAAGATGGAAGCTGACGCGCAAATGGCTGAATTGGAATTGCTGCAAGCCAAGCGCAAGCTGGTTGCCGCAGAAGATGTTGCCGGTGCTTGGGTTGAAGTGCTGGCAGCGATGAAGGCCAAGATGTTGGCATTACCGTCAATCTGTGCGCCTATCTGTGCCACTGAGACAGATTTGCCCACCATTCAAAGCATTTTGGAAAATCAAGTTAGGGAAGCACTGGATGAACTATCAGCTTACCAACCACACCAACACGCAGGACGCACAGTCGTCACTGATGGCGGTGATAGCGGGGGCGATGCAAACACTGAAGCCGCCGCCCCGTCTAAGCGTGGCAGAGTGGGCAGACCGCGAAAGGCGTCTGTCATCGGAGGCTAGCGCAGCCGCCGGTCGTTGGATCACATCACGGGCAGAATATCAGCGCGGCATTATGGATGCGATCAGCGATCCGACTTTGCGTGACATTGTGGTTATGGCTGGCGCACAGGTCGGCAAGACCGAAATGCTGTTGAACGTCATAGGCTTTCACATTCATCACGATGCTGCGCCGATCTTGTTAGTGCAGCCAACGCTGGAAATGGCACAGGCGTTTTCTAAAGACCGTCTGGCACCAATGCTTCGCGATACACCGGCTTTGAAGTATAAAGTCAAAGACCCACGCAGCCGCGATGCAAATAACACCACAACGCACAAAGTCTTTACTGGCGGTCATATTAGCTTGGTCGGCTCAAATAGTGCCGCTGGGCTGGCATCAAGGCCAATCCGCATAGTTTTGTGCGATGAAGTTGATCGCTTTCCTGTTTCCGCTGGTTCTGAGGGTTCGCCAATCTTGTTGGCAAGAAAAAGGTCGGCAACATTTCACAACCGCAAGATGGTAATGGTCAGCACGCCGACCAACAAAGGCGCGTCAATGATCGAAAGCCAGTATGAAGAAAGCGACAAGCGTCAATTTTTTGTGCCTTGTGAAGATTGCGGCACAGTGCAAACGCTAAAATGGAAACAAGTGCAGTGGGAGAAAGACAGACCAGAAACAGCTTGTTATGTCTGCGAAAGCTGCGGCAGTGTTTGGGATGATCCAAAGCGCAACCGGTCGGTGCGTAAAGGGCAATGGGTTGCAACTGCCGATTTTACTGGCGTTGCCGGTTTCCACATTAACGGCATTTACAGCCCTTGGACTGTAATGGCTGACGCGGTGCGTGACTTTCTGGTTGCAAAGAAGTCAGCCGATACACTGCGCGTTTTTGTGAATACATTTTTATCAGAAACCTTTGAAGATAAAGGTGAGACCGTTGGGGAGATAGATTTTCGAGATCGGGAGCAAGATTGGTCGGGCAATATACCAGATGACATTGTAGTCATAACGGCTGGAATTGATGTGCAAGATAGCTATTTGGCTGTTGAGGTAATCGGTTGGGGGCGTGACGAATGTAGTTTTAGCCTTGAGTGGCTAACTTTATATGGCGACCCTAGCACGCCGCATTTGTGGAATGACCTTGATAACATCCTAAAAGCAGCATATACGACCGAAAGCGGGCGGCAGCTAGGCATTAGGGCTGCGTGCATCGACAGTGGCGGTCATTATACGCAAGCGGTCTATAACTTTGTCCGGCCACGCGAAGGGCGGCGCATATTTGCCATCAAGGGTATGGGCGGCGAACAGCGGCCACTGGTGTCCAGACCGACCAAAAATAACATTGGCAAGATCAAATTGTTTGCGGTTGGCACTTTTCCAATCAAGGAGTTGATATTTTCGCGCCTTCGAGTACAATCAGAGGGTGCGGGATATTGCCATTTCCCAGCCGGTCGGTCAGATGAGTATTATCAGCAGCTTGCGAATAGTGAAAAAATTGTCACTAAATACCAAAAAGGCTTTCCAAGGCGGGATTTTGTCAAGACGCGCACAAGGAATGAGGCACTTGATTGCAGGGTGTACGCATATGCGGCACTTTGCATCTTGTCACTGAATATTAACGCTGTTGCCGATAGGGTGGTCAATGCGCCGGAACCAGAAACACAACCGCAGCCGCAACAGCCTAATCCACTTGCCCGCCGACCACGGCAAGGCGGCTTTGTTAATAGCTGGCGGTAAATAATGGCAAACCTTTTCAATACAGATAATGCACCGACAACAGAGCCAACGCATTTTGCGATTGGTGATTTTGTTCAATGGAAACGTGAAGATATTGTTGGCGACTATCCTGTTGCCACGCACAGCGCAGAATGGGTTGCGCGGTTAGCAAGTGGCAGTAGCACAGAAATCAAAGTTGCAGCAACCGAAGCCAGCACATATTACCTTTTTACAATCGCCAGCACTGACAGTTCTGCCTTTACGCAAGGTCACTATCACTGGCAGCTTGAAATCACAGAAACAGCGACCAGCAACCGGATTATCATTGATACCGGCACGCTGGATATTGATTTTGATCTGGATAACAATGTTGACCCGCGCAGTCACGCGCAAATAATGATCGACAAGATCGAAAGTCTATTGCAGGGCAAGGGTGACGCTGATGTTTCAAGCTACAGCATTCAAGGCCGGTCACTTACAAAGTTGTCATATCAAGAATTAATCCAAGCGCGGGATTATTTTCGCAAAGAATATGCCAAAGAATTACAAAAAGAACGCGCAAAGCAGGGTGATCATACCGGCGCAACCATCTTCGTGAGGTTTTAACAATGGGCATCTTTGACTTTTTCAAAGCAAAGCCCCAGCCAAAAAAGATGGCAAGGGCGTTTCACGGGGCTGATACTGGCCGACTATTCAGCGATTTTGTATCTAGCAGCCGGTCGGCAGATAGCGAAATCAAGCCATCACTGCGGATATTACGGGATCGATGCCGCGAAATTAGCCGCAATCACCCATATGCACGCCGTTATTTGCAGATAATGACCACAAACGTCGTCGGCGCGGCTGGGGTTCGGATACAGGTTCGCAAGCGTAACGATGACGGTTCGCTAGATAGCGTTGGCAACAGGATTGTTGAACAAGCTTGGCAACAGTGGGGCAGGGCGGGTTTTTGCACCGTTGATGGCCGGATATCTTGGTCACAAGCGCAAAGGCTGTTTATTGAGACGCTAACCCGCGATGGCGAAGTTCTAATTCAGAAGATTAAAAACCCAGCGGGCAACCCGTTTGGCTTTTCGCTAAAGTTTCTTGAAGCCGATTATCTTGATGAAGGTTATGACGCACGCCTAAACAACGGCAATGAAGTGCGTATGGGTGTTGAACTGGATCGCCGCACTGGCAAGCCGGTGAACTATTATTTGTTTGAAGATCACCCGCATCACGATCAAGGCTATGGTTCACGCACAAAGCGGCATCATAAGATCGTGCCAGCGGATCAGATCATTCATTGCTATATGCAAGACCGCGCTGGGCAGACCCGTGGCGTGCCGTGGATGAGCAACGTGCTGTCACGGCTTAAAATGCTAGACGGTTACGAAGAAGCCACTTTGGTCAATGCGCGGGTTGCCGCGTCAAAGATGGGCTTTTTCACTAGCCCAGAAGGTGATGGCTTTGTTGGCGATGATTATGACAACAACGCGCCGATAATGTCAGCGGAACCGGCCACGTTTACGCAGTTACCGGCCGGAATGTCTTTCACAGCCTTTGACCCACAAAACCCGACAGACAGCTTTGCGGAGTTTGAAAAAGGTATATTGCGCGGGATCGCCTCCGGCCTTGGTGTTAGCTATGTGTCACTTGCAAACAACCTTGAAGGCGTTAGCTATTCATCAATCCGGCAAGGCACTATTGAAGATCGTGACCATTTCAAAGTAATCCAGCAATTTATGATCGACCAGTTTGTTGATCCGATCTATCGCGCTTGGCTAGAAATGGCAATCACTGTTGGCCGTATTAATCTGCCAATGGGAAAATATGACCTGTTTGCCGATCAAGTGATCTATCGGCCACGCGGCTTTGCTTGGGTCGATCCGCAGAAAGAGATCAACGCCAGCGTGATCGCACTGAACAACGGCATCGTCAGTTTGCAGGATGTGCATAGTCAATATGGCCGCGATACCGAAGAAATCTTTGAACAGATTAACCGCGAAAGCGAACTGGCTGATCGTTATGGCATCGACACCGCTTTCCAGCCTTTCGGCAACAAATTACCGGCGCAACCATCAATTGATGTGGGGCAAGACGATGGCGACCTATAAAGGCGTTGAAATCAGCCTAAAGCCGACCGAAGGGATGGCCGCAGAAGCGCGTAAATTCAAAAAATGGCGTGAAGAAGGCAAGCAAGGCGGCACTGATGTTGCGGTTGCGCGTGCGACCCAGCTTGCTAACCGGCAAGAACTATCTGCCGACACTGTGCGCCGTATGCACAGCTTTTTCAGCCGCCACGAAGTTGATAAGCAAGCTGAAGGGTTTAGTGCTGGCGAAGAAGGTTATCCGTCAAAAGGTCGCGTTGCGTGGGCAGCGTGGGGCGGTGATGCAGGACAAACTTGGGCAAGGGCAAAAGATATGGCTTTGGATAGAATTGACGAAGGCGAACGCGCTGCACCAGATGCGCTTTCTGTTGGTGATTTTGTGTCGTGGGGATCATCCGGCGGCACTGCACGGGGCGAGATTGAACGCATTGAACGCGATGGCAGCATTAACGTGCCAGACAGCGATTTCACAATTACCGGCACACCAGATGACCCAGCCGCGTTGATCCGCATATATCAAAGCACAGATGAAGGCTATGAAGGCACTGATCGCCTTGTGGGTCATAAATTCAGCACATTGACCAAGATAAGTGATTTGCGGTATCTTAGCACAAGCGAGGTGAAGGCAATGGATAGACATATTCAAGATATTGTCGAGACTGATGACAGCGTGACTATCACGTTTGGCAAGTCAGATGCGACACCGCCGGTTGTTGAAACTGCCGGTTATAAAGACGATGAAGAAATGGATCGGCTTGATCGTGGCGAATTGATGACACGCGCCCGCGCTGCGGATATGGTGGAAGAAGATGATCGCCGCGTTAGAATGTCGATTTCATCTGAAGAACCTGTTGAAAGGTCTTTTGGTTTAGAAGTTTTGCGCCACAACGAAGGTGCAATTGATTTATCGCGTTTGAACAGTGGTTCAGCCAATTTGTTGCTTGACCACGATCAAACCAAAGTGATTGGTGTCATTGAAAGAACTTATTTGGATCAAGCTGATCGCAAGTTGCGGTCAGTGGTTCGCTTTGGAAAAAGTGCGCTGGCGCAAGAAGTTTATCAAGACGTCAAGGATGGGATACGAAGCAACGTCAGCATCGGTTATCAAATCCGCCAAATGGAAGACAAGAGGGCTGACGGGACGGTTGGCATTTCTTCTTGGTTGCCATACGAAGCCAGCATTGTATCTGTTCCCGCTGACGCTGGTGTCGGCGTGAACCGCAAAGCTGAATTTATCGAACCTACTATCAAGTCAAAGGAAAAAGTTATGACTGAAGTAAATCACGATGAAATCCGTGAAGCAGCCGCAGAAGCAGCCAAGCGCGATTTCCAAAAGAATGCCAGCGAGATCATCAATCTTGCTGTTAAACACAACCGCCGTGACCTAGCTGACAAAGCTATCGGTGAAGGTCAGTCTGTTGCACAATTCCGCGCAACATTGCTTGACGCCATTGGCGAAGGCAAGCCACTAGAGCAGTCAGCCGGTGCGGTTGATATGTCAGCCAAAGAGGAGCGTTCATATTCGTTTATGAAAGCTGTTCGCGGTCTGGTAAACGGTTCTGGTCTGCAAGGTCTTGAGCGTGAAGTTTCTGAGCAAATCGCAAAGAACAATGGCCGCGAAGCACGCGGTTTTTACGCACCTGATAGCTTCTGGGGCGGTCGCCGTGACTTGACTGTTGGCACAGCCACAGCCGGTGGTCACTTGGTCGGCACAGATCACCTTGGCGATCAGTTTGTTGACGCACTCCGCGCACGTTTGGTGTTCAGCGAGCTTGGCGCACGCTTTATGACCGGTCTGCGTGGCGATGTTGCTATTCCAAAGCTGGCAACTGGCGTTTCCGCCGGTTTCGTTGCTGAGAATGGCGCAACATCTGAAGTGAACGCAGTGTTCTCACAGATCACAATGTCACCAAAGTCACTTGGCGCATTT